GTAGAATTGGTGCTGGTAATATGACTTCTATTCTGGACATGCCAGAAGAAGATCAAGTTAAGTCCTTAGAGGTAGCAGTTCAGTTCTCTGGAATGATTGGAGGAGGAATTGATAAGATTCAAAAGACCTTTGCTCCAGCGATTGCAAAGCAGTTAGAACAGGATGGTATCGCAATGCCTAAGTTCTTAGCACATAAATATACAGGACAGCTCCATTCGTTAAAAGGAGCAGATAAACCAACTCGTATGTTAGAGGAAGAAAACAATGCCTAATAGTCCTGGTGCAACCTGGTCAGCAAATGCTTCCAGATGGGAAGAACTTCTACCAATTATACATTTTAAAATATATGATGTATATAATCTAGAAGATCTCAATAGAGATTTAGATAGACCTGGTCTTCGTGGAATAGCAGAAGGCCACAAATCATTACTTGTTAATTCTGATAACGAGCAAATTTTCATTGATAGATGTGTTAAAGATTATGGAGAAAATATTCTCGATCCCACTCAATACAAAACTTCCAGTTGAGTATGTAGAAGAATCATTTATACCATTTCTTAATCAGTATAAGGATTACATCTATGATATGTACTTTACATGTCGTATGCCTCCTTTTGAACAGGACGCAATGGGTGATGTTATAGATGGTGATATAAGAGAGACTACACTTAATGCGTTGTATATCGCAGAGAAAACAGGACTTCCTCTGTCAGCAACATTCAACAATATCCAGGTTACTCCAAATCAAAGTAACCTGGATATTTTAATTGAGAACTTTAAACCATTGTATGATGCAGGTGTTCGTATTGTTACGATACCTCATACAACATGGTTGTTAACTGGACAGTTACAAAAGGAATTTCCAGAACTTTTTATTAAGAATACAATTCTTAGAGAAGTTACAAGAGCAAATGAGATAGTTAATCTAGCGAAGGCAGGATTCCATTATGTGAATCTTGATAGAGATTTAATGCGTGATCGTGATCAGTTAGATCGCATCATGAAAGCAAAGGCATATTGTGCTGATATAGGTAAACCAGTTAAGATATCATTACTTGCTAATGAGTGGTGTTGGGGTGGATGTCCGATCATGCCAGAACACTACCATTACAATATGGTGAGAGGAAAGCAAGAACCACAATATTTTAATGATGCTATTAGTAGAGTTTCATGTTCTAATTGGGATGAGAAAGATCCTGCCAATGCTTTAAAGCAAGCAACTATACCACCTTGGAGAGAGGACTGGCAAGAGTTTGTTGATTTAGGTATTGATGTATTCAAGATGCATGGTAGAGAGAATGCTATGCGTTTAATGGAATCAATGGATATCATTAAAAGGTGGGCAGATAAAGAGGAGTTATTATATCCTCAGTTCAATGAGTATATTGAAGATACTACATTACAAGAGAAACCAATTGATATCTGGAGAGACAAGATTAAAACTTGCAAGTTTGATTGTTGGGATTGTAATTATTGTGATTCAGTTATTCATTCTAGGATGAGAAAGAATGAAAGAACTATGGATAAAGATATAGAACTAGTTCTTAACTCTATTGATAAAGCAGTAAGAAGAGAAAGTAAATTTGTAGAAGAAGGATATGATATTCCTGGACTATCATCAAATATAGTAAGACACTTCTTAAACAATCTTTGTTCAAAAGAAGATGCTGTTTATATGGAGTTAGGTGTTCATGCTGGTAGTACTTTTGTTGCTGCTACAATGGGACATGAGATAACTTCATTTGCTATTGATGATTACTCAGAACAAAATATTTCACCATTCCGTGAAGATGATGTTCAGTCTGAAGGAAGAGTTACTCTAGGCCATAAGGGATATCAAATGTCTAATCCTAAGAATACTATTCTTAGAGCATTGAGACCTAATCAACATTTCTATGCCAAGTCAATTCAGGATCTTAAGTTTCCTATGTTTCATGGTAAGAAAGCAAATGTTATATTCTATGATGCTGATCATGACCCACAAGCAACATATGATAATTTAACTTATCTTTATACAGTTATGGATGAGCAATTTATAATTGCAATTGATGATGCTAACTTTATGGGTGTTGTAGAAGCAGTGAATATATGGGTCAAAGAAAATGATATTAAAGTTATGTTTGATAGAAAGATATTAACTTCTATTCCAGAAGATCCTAATAACTGGTGGAATGGTATACATGTGATGGTGTGTAGAAAATGAATTCATTTAGAAATCAGTACATAGTAATCAAAATGGAAGATGATTATTATGATCTTATTCAGAAGCAACTAGAACAAGCTAGAGCTATAGATCGTAATAATAAACCCATAGAAGATTATCAAGACTCTAAAGTAGAAGGTTTAGATCATAAGGAAGGTTCTTATGATGAAGTAAATAGATCATCTAAATCTCGTTTCATAGATGATGAAAGACTCTATGGATTGGTAGATGGATTTGCTAGATTTGCTAATTCAAAAGCAGAATGGAATTATGATATTGATTTTATTGAACCTATACAAGACACTCTATATGAAGTAGGTGGTTATTATGATTGGCATATAGATGAATCAAATTGGTATCCAGGTAAGAGACAAAGTAATAGAATAAGAAAGATTAGTTTTACTATACTATTGAATGATGATTTTGAAGGTGGTGAATTTGAATTGTTTGCGGACGAAAAGAAAATTATTCCTTTAAAGAAAAAAGATGTTATACTGTTCATGGGAGACACTCCACATAGAGTTAGAAAAGTAACATCTGGAGTAAGGAAGTCTTTAGTAGGATGGGTTCAGGGGCCAGCATACAAATGAAATTTATTAGAGAATATCAATTGAAGGATATGTCTATATGCGATAGCATGATAGATCTCTTTAAAAGAGGACATGAGAAAAAGTTAACCTATCCTGGTAGAGTAGGTGGTGGTAGTATTATTCCTGATATTAAAAGGAGTACAGATTTTTCTTTAGATGATGCTAAACAACTTGGATCTCCAAATGATTTTAAGTATGACATATATCATAGTGAATTAGATGGATTCATTGATGACTATCTTCAGACAATGGAGATAGAGAATATAGAATTTGTTAAAAAGAATTTACCACAGATACAATTCTACAATCCAGGAGAAGGATTCTATACATGGCACGTAGATGCTTCTGGACTTGATGGGTGTGATAGGGCATTTGTTTACATTACATACCTCAACGACGTTCCTGGTGGCGGTACAGAGTTCTTCTATCAGGATTATACAGTAAGGGCATTAAAAGGAAATACAGTTATATTCCCTGCTGGACTAACACATAAGCATAGAGGACAAGTATCTGAAGAGCATGAGAAATATATTCTTACAGGATGGATATGGTGGGGAGCATGAATAAACCAATAGTAATATATGATGTACTTCCTAGAAACGAGATAGATGCATTACATCCTTACTTTGATCGTAAGGCTTCTGCTATTAATTCTCTCGCAACATGGACGTATAACAATGCATCTTATGGGAAAGGTGATCCTATATCATGGCAACATCCATTAAGAACAGATTTAATATTTGAGAGATGTGCTACTACAGTCAAGTTGAAGATGATGAAACATCTTAGAAGGCCATTAAAATTATGTAAGATACATGTTAATGGACAGACTGCTGGACAAGACACAGTATTCCATAGAGATTTTCAACAAGATGATGTATGGACATTCATTTATTTCAATCAACACTATTGGAATATAGAATGGGGTGGTGAGTTTGTTGCTCAGAGTCCTGATGGTGTCTATCATTACACACCATATATACCAAATACAGGTGCATTCATTCCTTCTAATTGGGAACACAAAGGACATCCTCCTAATGATTTAATTGGGAATGATATAAGAACAACCATTGCGTTTTCTTTTTGTGATCCTAATATCCATGCGGAAATAATAAGTCAGACAACTAGAAAATGGTATTAGGAATTCGTGAATATCCATGTCAGATAGATCATACAGATCTAGATACTCTGATAGATTTTATTGATGGTATAAAGTATCAAGACAATCCTACTGTTGCTAAGACAGAAGATAATTTTTTAGATTTTGAACTTCCAGTATTTAAAAAATTAAAATGGTCATTCTATGATTCGTGTTCTAGATACTGGAATATGGATGTATTTGATTACAAAGTAAATTCTTGGGTGTATGTTGATTGGAAAGGTAATCCAAAAGAACCTTACATGCATGCTCACAATAGTGAGAACCCATATACTTTATCTGGTATAATGTTCTTACGATTTACTAAATCATCTGGAACTACAATGTTTCCATTACCAGGTGGAAGATCATATAATTTACCAAAGAAGATGTTGACTTGGTTTATATTTCCATCTAACCTTCCACATATTCCTGGTAGAGGAATGGATGAAGAAAAACGTTACTCACTAAGCGCAGATTTATATTATGGATGATAGTATTAAAAAGCAAGAGTCTTTAACTTTTGTTGCAGAGAAGATGCCAGCACCAATATATTCAGATCTTCGTGCTTACTGTGAGAAGAGAAGACATGATGAGGTGTGGGATTATAATTGGAAGTTAGCAGGTGCTCTAGATCAACAATCAAGTTTAAGTGATCATAAATTAGAGTGTCCAGATTTAGAAGATTATTTGTTATTCAATGCTAATAAGTTATGGAATGACATATATTTGACATGTCCTTGGGAGTTTAATACTTGTAAGGATCCAACTAGGTTCATGAAACTTAAGAGTTTATGGGTTAACTATCAGAAAAAAGGAGAATATAATCCATGTCATACTCATGCTGGTATTGCTAGTTTTGTTATCTTTGTTGATATACCATATGGCCCTGATGAAAGAGATGCTCATATGAGTAATGGAGGATTGCAAATAGAGAAAGCAGTATTACCATTAGATAGTTCATGGAATGGTACTCTTATTTTGTTTCCTGCAACTACAATGCATGCTGTATATCCTTATTATACTAGTGATAAAGAAAGAATAACTGTTGCTGGTAATATTGTATGGAATGTGGAGGGACCAGATGAAGAGCATTATTGATGACTGTATTGATAAGTCATATCAA